CACGTAGAGTGGATGAAAACCACGGATGCATGGAAAAAAAGCGATGGTGCTTTCATTCCTGCTCCGCTGGTCTACATCAATCAAATGCGCTGGGATGGGGCTGAGATACCTGAGATGACAGTCAATGTCAATGTGACGTTTAAGGACCCAGCATTGGCAAAGATTGAGGAAGATACCAAACGAGCTGTAGGCATGCCAGCAGATGTTGCTGAAAAACTACGGCAGTTAAAAAAATCTATCACTGTGCAAAACAATCTGCATTAGTGGTATAGAATCCAAACCGTTGTCGTGACACACAACAGTTAAGCCGCTTACATAAGTATCTTGCCCACTGAGAAATTGCGTGGGGTGTCACCAAGGTACTTTTTTAAGCGGCTTTTTTGTTTTTGCACATGACTGTTTTGATTTGACTCTGTTAGCAAGCGTGAACAGCGCCGTAGGCATACGGTTGCCAAGGTAAATTCGAGCTGGTAGGCCAGCACCAAGTAGCGCCCAAGTAACGTACCTCTAACCTGAGCTAGACAGGTAAATTGTGACCGAATGAGGGAGGCGGTCTAAGAGTCAATTCAAAGCAGTCAAGACAACCGTCAGAGCGCGTTAGCTGATGGGTTGCATGGCCTGAACTCAAGAAACACCGCACACTGTTACACCCCAGTGCAAAAGGCGACCAGTGTTGATTTGGCAACTGGTAAAACACAACGTACATCGGTGGTAATCAAGGCGTTGTGGATAAGCGAACAAATCCGTCATGCGCACTTGGGGCTTTTTGTGTATTTAATACATTAAAGAGTCTGGAGAGGGAAGGAAGAGATGGCTCTATCCACCCTTGGAGAACTGTGGTCGAAAGGAAATTGAATGGATAGAGGACAGGCACACGCATTGTTAAACCAAGTAAAGCTGGGAATGTACTTCTCACAAGCAAAGATTAACGAAGCACTATACGTAACGGGGGATTTAGATGTTCACAAAATTGCGCCAGCAGCTTGTAGAGCATTACGCCAAGATGGCCTTGAATCCTGCTACGTTAGGTCACGCTCGTTGGAGGACGAGGGAATTGGAAGCGGATTCAAGTGGTCTGTGGATTGGAATCGGAAAAGAAATAGCAATGAAATTGGAGAAATTGAAAAATGAAAAAACGCAGTAAATACAAACCAAAGCACATTCGGACTGATGCACTAGCGTATGTAATGTCTGGCTTTAAGAAAGTAGCAGATGTGCCTGATGCTGGTGTAAAGCTTCTAATCCGTAACCATGCAGCTTTTGACGAGATCCGTGAAGGACGTGGGACCAAAGAACATGTAGACATGCTAATTCACATGGTCAACATGGCTGAGGCATTGGCAAACCTCCAGCTTGGCAGGGATTGGTTGCCTGAGATTGGTCAGGCTCAAGATGCTATTTACACGATGGCCAGACGTGGTGTGAGTGGCAAGAAATTCTTGTTCACAGGTGAAGAGATGGGCGCTGTACAGCAGATCATTGAACTTCATGATGAACAACTAAAGAACTGCAGCGTCAAGACAATGGAAGAGGCATTGGCTGTGATTGAGAAAGAATATCGGCACAACAAGATGCGCCGTATTGAACCATTGGAGACTGTATGACACAAGATGAAATCATTGATATGGCTAAAGAAGCTGGCTTCTGGCAAGACTTGTCTATTTACCAAGGATTGGGAGAACACTTCAAAGCCTTTGCCAAACTGGTAGCAGCTAAAGAGCGTGAGGCGTGTGCGCAAACTTGTGAAAATCTACCAATACCAGATCAGTATTCGGATTCTGAAGGTTCTATGTGGGATGTTGCTGCCATTGAATGTGCAGAAGCAATCCGAGCAAGAGGTGAAGCATGATGACAATGAAAGACCTTATGGAAAACCGAACCCAATGCTCACCAGATGGAAGACATTGGGAACCAGCTTTACCTGAAAAAGGGTGGCTTTGGTGGCGTATTCGGTTAAGTGACGCATGGGCCGTATGGAAGGGGGACGCTGTGGCAGTTCGTCAGACAACCAAAGACGATTTAATCCGAGCAAGAGGTGAAGCATGAACCAAGATGAAATCATTGAGATGGCTAGACAGGCTCAACAAGAAAGTTTTGTTGGCGACAAAGGGCATTGGTTCAAGATGGAAGCCAAAGACCTTGAACGCTTTGCCAAATTGGTAGCAGCTAAAGAGCGCGAACACTACGATGACTTGTTTGACCAAATTAAAAATTGGTGCGAAGCCTATCCAATCAGCGTGTTTCCTGAGCCTGACTTCAAAAAGGCGCATGAAGTGTTGAAGGCAAACGGCATGACGTTGGATGCAATCAGCGCAAGCAACATGAAGCATGTCATCACACAAGTACAAAAGATGATTGATGCAGCAATCCGAGCAAGAGGTGAGGCATGATGTACTTAGGCATAGATCCGGGGTTCACAGGCGCTTGGGGATTGATTGACCACAACGGCAAGTACCAATCTTGTGGTGACATGTTGCACAACGAAAAACACATTCTTTCACGCGCTGTTTGGGCAGAGATGTGTCAAGCAGTTGATCGTCAAGACTTAGAAATCATCATTGAATCTGTTCACTCAATGCCCGGCCAAGGTGTCAGCTCCAGCTTCAAGTTCGGAATGGCCTTTGGAGCCGCTATATCCATCGCAGAGCGCTTCAATTGCCCTTGGCATATGGTTACGCCTCAAAAGTGGAAAAAGGCCTTAAAACTCGATTCAGACAAGAACAACTCTTTAGAGATGGCGCGAGAGCTTTGGCCAAATGCTCCACTGTCACGCAAGAAGGACAACGGACGCGCTGAGGCATTGTTGTTAGCGGAGTACTTACGCCGTGAGCAGCAATAAACATTTTGTTGATTGGACAGGGCTTGACTTCAAAGAAAAGGAAAGCCAATACGAGAAGTACCACAAGAAACCAGACCACTTCAAAGAGTCTTTTGTAGGCCCAAGAAACACATGGGGTGGTGCTAGACGTGGTGCTGGACGTAAGCCTTGGAAAAAAGTTGAAGAAAAAACAACAGATGGCTTGACTGTACAGCTAAAACTGAATAACATTCAAAAAATGTTGTTGGAAGAAATGGGTGCTGGTGACTTGAATGCAGGTGTTCAGGCGTTAATTGAAAAGGAAATGTAATGAGAGAGCTGACATTTGAAGAGTTTTGTGCATTGCCAATGGAGCTTGGATTGCACATATCTGGCGAGAAAGAACACTATCTGCACCGCTACAACAGAGAAACAAACGTCAACAAGGTTGTCGTCACGCCAAAAAAGAAAAACGGTGAGTTTGGCAAACCATCAACGGTTTACTACTTTCCAAACGATCCAAGAAACTTCAAGACACCAGATCAGGTTTATGTGGCATACATGGAAATGGCTTGCGAGGTGACATCGTGAACTGGCCTTTCCCACAACATCCACCAGTGCCTTGGACTGCCAAGCAGATCAATGAATACGCACAACAGCAACGTCAACAACTACCTGAAAGTCCGATGTAATGACACATTTAAATACAATGAAGCAGGCGCTTGAGGCGTTGGAAAAATTGAAATGCAACTCAAAGTATTCGCAAGACTGTGATGCTTGTGAGGCAACTTTAATTCTTACCCAAGCCATCGCAGAGGCAGAGAAGCAAGAGCCTGTTGGCTACACGGATGAACACGGCAATGCATATCAATATGGGTACACAGGGCCGAAGTTTGCGCCAAACATCCAGCTCTACACCCACCAACAGCCAAAGCGTGAGCAGGGTGAGCCTGTTGCGTTTGAAGAATGGCTGTCAAAACAGCATGGAGACCCAGAGGAAATTGGGTTTCTTCAAGCGTTACGCATTGCCTACATTTCAGGTCAAGACAGCATCACCACACCACAACAACGCACATGGGTTGGGCTGGATGAGGAAGATGACATTGATTGGGAAGAAGGTGGCAGCTTGAGAGATTTAGTCAAAGCTGTCGAAGCCAAACTCAAGGAGAAGAACACATGAGTGACTACGCATGGTTTGCAGTCAAAGGCATTGGATACCTAGTCTTGATTGGGTTTGTTTGTTGCTGGACAGATTCAGCCATGCCATTGTGGGCGTTGATATTGATGCCTAGTTGGACACCAAATAAAGAGAAGAAGAACACATGAGCATTGAAACAATGAAGCTGGCGCTTGATGCGTTGACATTTTCCAAAAGCGATTCAATGGCGGTTGAAGAATTGATTGACGATGCAATCGTAGCCCTAGAAGAAGAACTAGCCAAGCAAGAGCAGGGTGAGCCTGTGGCGCATTGGTCAGATTGTGCAGTCAACAGTGAGCCAGCATACCTAGCATGTGAGTGTGACTGTGGATGTTATTCACCAGATAAGGAATTGTTAGATTCGGCAAGGGCTTTTTACAACGCTACTGTTGCCGATTCGCAAGTTCGTATCAGTTCATCATCTCAAGAAAAACGCGATGCGGCTTTTAACGCTTCCGAAAGATTGCGATTTGCTTTGCTGGCACGCCACCACAACAACGCACATGGGTTGGGCTGACATACGACGAGCGTGTTTCCATCATTGATGCTGATGAGAATTGCTCATCAAGAGAGCTTTGTGAACGAATTGAAAAGAAACTCAAAGAGAAAAACACAATTATCAAAACTTATCCTAAGAAAGATAAAACATGAATCGCAAACCAATAGGATTAACAATCCCATACCGAGAGATTGGTTACAAAGAGCCGATTAAGGCATTGGAAGAAAAAGTAAAAGCCCTTGAAAAACGAATTAATCAACTAGAGAAGCAAAGGAAAGAAAAATGACAGAAGAAGAAGCAATGCGTTGTATTGACTACATCAGAGACAACGCACCTAAATACGCAGAAGCCAAAGGCCAGACAACCTACTTGGAGAACTTCTTAAAAAGCAAGAAAGCCATGTTGATGTCAGAAGAGACAGGAACACTTGGAGCCAAAGAAGCCTATGCCTATGCACACCCAGCTTATGTAGAGGTTCTACAGGGGTTAAAAGAGGCTGTGGCAGTGGAGCATGAGATCAAGTGGCGCATGGAAGCAGCCAAGCTGAAGTTTGAATTCTGGAAGACTCAGCAATTCAACACACGGGTAGAGGCGAGGGCAATGTCATGAACGATATTTATTATTTGTTGGTTGGTATGGGTCTTGGCTTAGGCATGCGAGTGTTGATTGCCTTATTGGACGTTGCAGTTAAAGAGATTGAAAAACATGTACCGAGACCCTGATTTATTACGCCTAGCCCAAGGCGAGAAGTGCCTTCTTGAATGCCATCCATACTGTGATGGTGACGAGGGTTCAACAACTGTGGCATGCCATAGCAATGAACTGATTCATGGCAAAGGCCGTGGCCTCAAGGCAGATGACTGCATGTCTGTCTGGGGTTGCTACAAGTGCCACACTTGGCTTGATCAAGGTCCGATGTCAAAAACAGAAAAAAAGAAGCTGTTCGACAAGTCATGGTTTAAACAAGTAGAGGAATGGCACAAGATAGCAGACACCTTTACAATCAAGCCTTGGAAAAAAGAAGCAGCCGAGAGAGTCTTGGCGCACATTGGAGCTAAACGATGAATGAAGCCGCCGAATTCTTATTGGTTTTACTGCACTCAGCAACCAACACACATCTACTGCATTGGACAACAAAGAGCTACCCAGAGCATCAAGCCTTGGGCGCGTTCTACGAAGAGATGCCAGAACTGGTAGACAAGCTTGCAGAAGCCATGATGGGCAAGTTCGATGCAACGCCTGAGTTCCCTCAGATGTATCATGCACCTGAGCAGACAGGCAAAGCAGAGCTAGAAGCCTTGAGAGACTATGTTGCGCAAGCACGACAAGCCCTTCCTCAAGATAGTGAAATCCAGAATGAGGTGGACAACATTGCAAACCTGATTAACCAAACATTATTCCTCTTGCGTTTTTAAAAGTTCTCGTGGGTGGAAACTTGGGCCTCACCGTAAAAAGTGAGGTCATTTTTTTTGGGTGGGGGGGTCTTTGTAAATTTGGGAGACCAGATTTGCCACTTTTTTAAGCACTTGACCTTATCAATGGCAGGGGGAGGTCTGGCAAGTATTACTGGGGTTTTATACAGTTTTACTGTGATTCTATACAGGCCACTGATCAAAAACCTATGGCTTTTCATACATGCCACTAGAATGCACCAGATCCGCCTACATTGCATAGAGCCTAAACGGTATAGCTACCCATTACAAACCCACAAAAGCCGCTCAAAACGCGTTTTAGTGATTCTATACACAATAGCCCCATAAACCCAGCGCCCACGCTACCGCCTAGCGCCTAGCACTAACAAAACGCCCACGGCTCCGCCTAGCATGTCCCGCTATGATTTACCCACGGCTCCGCATGCTGGGAGATAAACCCAGCGCCCACGGCTCCGCCTAGCGTTATCCGCTAAACATTCAATTTTTAGGCGTAGCAATGCCCACGCGATAACACGCGAAAAACGCGCTAACGTGTAAACACTAACGAAAAAAGCCCCGAAGGGCTTAATATCTAGCTAGCCATTCCCAGCTGATCCCAGCTTTTGAGTAGTTGCCAGTCTCTAAAAGCTCTTTAATTAGCGCGTCTCTTTCCTCCATAAAACTGCATGTATAAACGAAAAAATGTTTTTTTTGAGTGTTAAATGCTTGAATGCGATACATGAAAAACCCCTTAAATTGCTTTGATCTTGATAACTTTAGCCATTTTTACCCCATGCGCGGGATATGCAATAACTGTTACTGATTTATCCCAGCAAGCGCGGCAGCCGTTACACGTGCCAGAATGCGCGTAGGCTTCGCATAGCTTCATGTCAGCCGTAGCACTATCAGCCGTGGCCACAATGACGGAGCCGTGTAGGCCTTTAACGTATTCGCCGTTAACGCTATCGCTAGAAAAACGCACGGAGACATTTTCTAGGCGCTGCATGTCCTTTAATACGCGCTTAAATTTTGGGAATTTATGCATGCGCGTGGGTAACCAATGCTTGACCCATGGAGTGAGCCGCATAACTTCTAAGATTTTTTCAGCAAGCCCCAGCGCGTACATGTCCCCGCTATCAAACCAGCGAAAAAAGCGCTCATTATCTAAAGCTTTGACCATATCTTGAACCCAGTCAAGCCGCTCCCAGTCTCCCCGATTGTGTAAACGTGGAGCTTTGACGTTAGAAAATCTGTAG